TACTCCAAGAAACAATAACCCAACTTAAACAGCAGATAGAAGAACTAGGAAACGAAATAAAAGAAACACGCAGAAACAATATAAGACCTAGAAACCAACAGACAAAGATATACGAAGCGTCAGAAACAGTAAACACATTTTAATGAAAAGATTTATACACATAATAGCAATTATATGGGCTGCCTTTCTAACAATAGGAGCAATAGGTGGAGCGATTGAAATAATAATAAACTTATGAAAAAAAACTACATAAAAGAATTTACAGCGTCAAAAGATGGGTTAGAAATAGATTATAATAAAATTGATGTTATATTCGGTGACGTAAAACAAGCAAGAAGTCTAAAAATTTTTAATGACTTAATAGAAACTATTGTAAATATTAGTGAAAATAATGAAGCAAAAATTACTAATGTTGAATTATGGGCTAAAAGTTGGAAAGAAGAAATGAAGCAAGCATTAACTTCATCTGAAACACAACAACTAAAAAACTAAACTAATTACGTTATACTTATATGTACGACACTAAAGAATTAGAAAGAAAATCACTAGAAGCTATTAAAGAGCATAAGCTGATGTTTATAGAACACGTAGTTGCTTATTTACCTTGCTCAAAGCCTACTTTTTATGAGCATAAACTTAACGAACTTAACAGTATAAAAAAGGCAATAGAAGAAAATAGGACAAGTAAAAAGGTAGCATTACTTAATAATTGGATTACAACTGATGCAGCACCTGTACTGCAAATAGCAGCTATGAAGATGATTAGTAGTGATGAAGAAGCGCATAGGCTAAACGGTACAAAGCGAGAAATAAAGCACGATACAAAGCAAAAGAGTTTTAAGGTAGAAGTGATTGACCACAATACAAGTAAATAAAGTATACAACCATCTAACCAACTCTAATAAGAAGATAACATTAGAAGTAGGTGGAACTAGAAGCGGTAAGACATACAATGTACTGCTATGGATTATCTTACACTACTGCCAACACAACGAGAACAAAACAATTACTATTTGCCGTAAGACGTTTCCTGCTGTTAGGGCTACTGTAATGCGAGACTTTCTTGAGATACTTAAACGTATGGACTTATACGATGAACAGCACCACAACAAGTCAAACCACGAATATAAGCTAGACAGCAACCTTATAGAGTTTATTAGTTTAGACCAACCACAGAAAGTAAGAGGGCGTAAAAGGGATTTACTGTTTGCTAATGAGATGAACGAACTAACGTTTGAAGATTGGCAGCAATTAGTGTTTAGAACAACAGATAAGATAGTAGGAGACTTAAACCCTTCTGATGAGTACCATTGGATATGGGATAAGCTAGAGCAAAGAGAAGACGTAGAGATATACAACACTACTTATTTAGACAATCCATTTCTAGATGAAAGCATAAGAAGCGAGATAGAACTACTAAAAGAAACAGATGAAACCTATTGGCGCATATATGGGCTTGGTCAAAGAGCAATATCTAAAGCAACTATATTCAAGTACACAGAGATTGATAGTATACCTGACGATGCACAGCTTGTGGCTTATGGTATGGACTTTGGATTTAACGACCCTACTACATTTATAGCGACATACAAGAAAGACCACAACCTATACTTTAAAGAACTGCTATATAGAAATAAGATGACAACAGAGGACATACATCAATATCTAAAAGGAGTAGAGGTATTAGGTATGACTTATGCAGATAGTGCAAGACCTGAAATAATAGAACAGTTGCGTAGATATGGACACAAGGTAATGAAGTCTTATAAGGGTGCTAATTCTGTACTAGCAGGGATAGACCTACTAAAGCGGTATAAGCTACACGTAACAAAGGATAGCGAGAATATGATAAAAGAGTTTAGAAGCTATAAGTGGAAAGAAGATAGAGCGGGTAGAATAACTAACGTACCTGAAGATTTGTTCAACCATACACTTGATGCAGCTAGGTACTCCTGCTACTCTATATTAAGTAAGCCTAACTTTGGTAAGTACTACATACATTAGTTTTATAAACATTTGGTTAATTAAAATATTGTTTATATATTAGCATCATAATTAAAAACAAACATTATGAAACCACCTAAAGAGTACCTAGAAAATCCAACGACAATAAAAGCAAACAAAGCGTTGGTAAAAGCATTACAAAAAATGTTCGGAAAAAAGAAGTAAAACAAACAGGGGGGTAACACCCCCTTTAAAACAAACATTATGAAGCGTAAGATAGAAAACTTTATATTTGACACAATAATATACGTAGCTGCTTTTGGATTAGTATGCACGTTTTGCCAACTATGCGCTCACGCTGATAAATGGATGGGGTTATGAAAGATTTAAAACTTTTTATAGTGGTTATCCTAACACTAACATTTTTAGTTTGGTCTAAACATTACTTTGGGTTATGATAGTAGAAGTAGGAAACAAACACTTTAGAGTGAACGGAGAACTAGAGATAGTACAAGAGGTATATTGGAATGAAACCTTTGAAGAATGGACACCTGTACTATGGGAGCAACAAATGGAGATATGAAACTACATAAACTTTACACAGGGGTTATAATAACCCACATAGACACAGGGGATGGTATAAGCGTAAAAGCTAGACATCCTGAAGACAAGGACTATATAGTATGGGAATTGCTATACAAAACACAAGAATTTTATAGAGGGCTTTTTTAGCCCTTTTTTTTATTCCTAAAAACCTGCTTTATATACGTTATATTTATATGAAGTATGAATTAAACGTACCCACAAATCTAAACGAGATAACACTAGGGCAATACCAACAGTATCTAAAGCTACCTGAAGGTTTAACTGAAAACCAAGTAGCACTTAAAATGGTTGGTATCTTTTGCAATGTGCCTGATACAGTTGTTAGAAACATCAAAGCTGCCGACATACAAACAATAGTAGCAACCCTTACAAAGATGTTTGAAGAAACTCCTGCACTAACAAGGGAGTTTAAACTAGACGGCAAACGATATGGCTTTATACCTAATTTAGACGATATGTCTTTTGGTGAGTATATAGACATTGATACATACTTGGGGGATTGGGATAACATAGAGAAAGCTATGGCAGTTCTTTACAGACCTGTACAGGGTAGATACGATAAATTATACAACATAGAGCCATACGAAGCTAAAGATGCTTTACACTACAAGCATATGCCTTTAGGAGTTGTACTAGGTTCTATTGTTTTTTTTTACAATTTAGGCAGCGAATTGTGTCAGGTTATGATGGACTATTCACTCAATCAGGAAATGACCTCTCAACAGAAGCAAACTTTGGAGCAAAATGGGGTTGGTATCAATCAATATACGGATTGGCTCAAGGAGACGTTACAAGATTTGAAAATATCACTAAACTAAATATGCACGAATGTTTATACGCATTGGAGTTTATGAAAGAGAAAAACGAGTTAGAAGCAAAAAGAATTAAAAGAAATGGCTAATACAGCAGTAAGAGGTTTTTACCTAATAACGCAAACTATAAAAGACCAACTACTATTGGATGAAAATGTCAATACGGTTACAACAGGAGATTTGACAGAGATAGACTTATCCAAGCAAACTATATTCCCATTATCTCACGTTATTATAAACAGCGCAACTATACAAGAACAAGTAATTAGATTTAACATTACAATACTAGCTATGGATGTTGTAGACTTTAGTAAAGAAGAAACGACAGACATATTTATAGGTAACAATAACGAGCAAGATGTACTCAACACACAACTAGCAGTATTGAATAGATTGTTTGGTTTATTAAGACAAGCTGACGTTAGTGATGTGTACTCTTTAGATAGCGACCCTAGTTGTGAGCCTTTCTATGATAGGTTTGAAAACGAATTAGCAGGGTGGAGTACAACCTTTGACATAACAATACCTAATGACATATACCTATGCTAGACAATACAGAGGATATATTAAGAGGGTTTGCCAAGAGGGTTATACAGCAATCTAGGACACGACTAACTAAAGGTAAGGGCAATTATAATAAGAAGCTATACAATAGTTTAGATTTTGACCTAACAGTAGCTGGCAATATGTTCATACTTAAATTCCTTATGGAAGAATATGGTATGTATCAGGACAAGGGTGTAAAGGGTAAGAACCCAAGTAAGGTTTCTCCTAATGCAAAAAAAACAGGACAACAAGCACCTAACTCTCCATATAGATTTGGTACAGGCAGTAGTAGTGGTACGTTCGCACAGTTTGCTAAAAGAATGGGTGTGTGGGCTAAAGCTAAAAGGGTAAGATTTAGAGATAGTAATGGTAAGTATGCAAAGGGTAACTATCAAAGTTTAGGATATGTTATCGCAAAGAATATATACAACAGGGGTATTACACCTACCAATTTCTTTACAAAGAGTTTTGAACAAGCATTTGACAAACTACCAAAAGAGTTAGTAGATGCATACAAATTAGATTTAGAAGAATTTTTAACATCAGCAACAAGTGGCAACTAAAATAAACGTAAGAAGTCCGTATTATATAAAAGTATCTAATGTCAATGCTTTATCAGCTATTATGGAACTATTTATATACACGGGTACATTTACAACAGACAAAGGAACAGCGAAATATACAATAACTAAAAACGGAATAGGTACTAATAACTATGTAGTGTTTGAAATTTCAGAACTTGTAAGAGATTACCTAGATATAGAATTTGATGGGGATTATGATAGTCAAACCGTATGGGTTGAGGCTGATATAGAGGGGTTTACAGGTCTTAATGGTAGTGGTTCTAGTTTTGGCACAATTAGCACAGACTATATTGCATTTGACGGTTATGGGTATTTTGAAGATGCTATTAACCCTGAATTAAGCAGAGGGTACTTACAATCTAACAAGACAATATTTAGACTTGATGACCAAAATGTAAGAGTACCAGTATTTACAGAAGATACCAATAGTGTTACATACTTTTATAAGGGTGTTGAGAAACGAACTGACTTAATAAGCACATCCACCAACACTAACGGACAAATAGACTATATTACAGTATCAGGAAGCGATAATACAGATACCTATCAGCAAAGAGTATTAGCAGATGGTGGTACTTTAGAACTTACAGAATGTTTAGATGCGTTTTTAGACAGTATTGATATAGGCTTGGTAGATGAACTATATATCAATTCAGATAGTGGCACAGAGATAGTTAAAATAGTCACAGAGCCTTGCTCAAAGTTTGAGCCTTATAAAGTAACGTTTGTCAATAAGTTTGGAGTATTGCAAGATATTTGGTTTACATTAAAAAGCACAGAAAGTCTAAATACCACAGGAGAAACCTACAAAGCAAATGTAGTAGACTTTGGCACACTAACATACGACACCTACAAACCACAAGTAGCACAATACAATAAACTAGGAAAGGAAAGTATAACGCTAAACACTAACTATTTAAGTGAGGAGTATAACGAGGTTATTAAGCAGCTTATGATGTCAGAGCAAGTATGGCTTACTAAACTA